TAGGCATAGTGCCACTGGTAGCCGTTTGGCGTGGCAGCATTTGCCGTAAATCATTGATAACCACAGATAACAAAACCGCTTTCAGCAAATCGTCAGCACAGAAAATTTGCCGATAAATATAATAAAGTGGTCGCTGGTGGCGTTTAATATGGTAGATATTGGTATATTTGGGCACATTTTTAAGCAACAAATCAGCAAAACGAAAGCAAATTATATGGCAAAATCAAAACTGCGCTTGGACATTAGGCGCAAACTGAAAGATGGCACGTACCCGGTACAGATAGCCGTAGGGTACGGCACTAACTTGTATTTGGCTACTGGTATCTTCCTGCCTGCTGAGGATTGGGACGCAGCCACCCAGCGGGCTACCGGGAAAAGCGCAAAGCGCATTAACGCGGTACTTGATACCCTGCTAACCCGCACGGCTAACCGCATACTGGAACTGCGCGAGAGCGGTAGGTTTGGCACGCTCACTACGGCCCAGCTGCGCGAAATGCTTACTAACTTGGAACTGGACGCGCCTACGGTTGGTGTGCCCACTCTCGGCACTCTGTTTGAAACCATCATAGCCACAAAGCAGGGCGGCACCGCTGCGCTGTTCGGTCAGACGCTCAAAAAGCTGGCAGCCTACTGCGACGTATATAACGTGCGGTTTGAAAGCATAACGAAACTATGGATAGACGGGTTTTATAGTAGCCTTACCGGGCTGTCTGTTAATAGCCGCGGTATGCACCTGCGAAACCTGCGTAACGTCATTAACTACGCGCTGGACGAAAACTATACAACTAACTATCCGTTCCGTAACTACCGCATCCCGTCTGAGGAAACGGCTATGCGGGTGCTGCCCATTGAGAAAATGCGGCAGCTGCGTACCCTCCAGCTCTCTGCCTACGATAGCGAATACCGCGACATATTTCTGCTGCTGTTCTACCTTGTCGGTATCAATATGGTAGATTTGGCCAGCCTCACCAAAGATAACATAGTGGACGGGCGGCTGGAATATCGCAGGGCGAAAACGGGAAAGTTCTACAGCATAAAGATAGAGGTAGAGGCGCAGGAAATCTTAGATAGGTACAAAGGCAAAAAACATCTGCTGCGGCAGTTTGATAGATACGATAACTACCGCGATTATATGGCACATCTTAACGCCGCGCTGCGAAAGATAGGCCCCGCCAAAATGGTAAACGGCAAACCAGTGTACACCCGTAACCACTTGCCCGTAATGGTTCCGCTGGAAAGCGCGATAACTTCATATTGGGCGCGTTACTCTTGGGCCACATACGCTGCGGATTTAGACATACCCAAAGATACCATTTCTGAGGCTTTGGGGCACGTCCACGGCTCTAAAATAACGGGCGTGTACATTAAGTTTAGCCGCGACAAAATAGACGCTGCAAACCGCCGCGTTATTGATTGGGTGGTAAATGGAAAATAGCCGCGCTTGCCCTCACGGGTTTGCGTGGCCTGCAACCAACAAAACAAAAGGTCAGAATTTCCGTTTTAAGTATAAAAACAAAGCCCACATTATTGCGGATATGCAGCACAAACCGCCTGCCCACATCAGCCCCGTTTCGTACCATCGGCGGGGCTTTTCTATATATACGGGCTTTTCCACGCGGATGCTGTCGCGGCGTTCCATATACACCGTATCGCGCAGGGTTCTGTACTTGTACAGCGTATCAGTGTGTACCTTGTACTGGTAGCGCACGCGCTCCACGTACTTAGTTACCGTATCGCCCTTTTCCCGCACGTAGATGCTATCGCGGATATAGATGCTATCGCGCTGCATCAGCCGGGCAAATATGCTATCCAGCTGGCGGGTGCTTACTCTCGTACTGTCGCGGCTTTCGTCATACGTTGAGGCATAACGGGTGCTGGCGCAGCTGGCCAGCAGGATAGCCGCTAAAATCAAAAATAGATGCTTCATACCTATAACTCTGTTTTAACGTCGAAACTTGGGCACGCTTTCGCGGCAAATTCTCTGTGGCCGTGTACGGTTGCACCGGGGTACTGCTTTTGCAGGTCAGCCACCAACCTGCGCAGGGCTTCGCGCTGCTGAGGCGTGCGCGTGTCCTTTGGTGTCTTGCCGTCAGCAGCGCAGCCACCGATATAGCAAACTCCTATGCTGTTGGCGTTATGCCCGGTGCAGTGCGCGCCTATCTGCGCCACTGGCCTGCCAGTGTGTACGCTTCCGTCCCGGTAAATAACGTAATGGTAGCCGATACACTGCCAGCCACGCGATTTGTGCCAGCGGTCTATATCGCCTACGGTGTAGTCGCGTCCCTCTGCGGTCGCGCTACAGTGTACTATAATCTCGTTTATCTTTCTCATCTTAATATCCGTTTTGGGGTTCTCGCTGGCCGCACTTCTTACGTATGCAGCGGTACGTTTGTAACTCCAGCTCTACTTTGCCTTTCTCTTTGGTAAGCTCCAGCACCTCGGCGTTTAGCTTCCGCACCAGTTCCGTTTGCTGCGCAAATCGTTCTTCCTTTTCTTGCAGCTGCGTTTGCAGGAACTCCACCGTTTGGCGCAGTACGTTAAACTCTACGCTGTCTGCCTCTGCTTCTGCTTTGCGGCTGTTTGGCTTTCGGTTGATTAGGTACTTAATTGCTTCCCAGCCACCCAGCGCGGTTAGCACGGCGGCAAAGGATGCCGCGATAATCTGTACTATTTCTGCGTTCATTCTTTCGCATATAACTCTATTACTATTTCGTTTTCTTTCTGCTCCACGATAATAACCCAGTGCTTGCATAGTGCCCGCACTGCGTGTACGTCCAGCTCGGTTAGCCGCAGCACCGCTTCCGGCTGTGCTTTGTTGTCAGTAGTCGCCATCTCTTATACGCTGTAGGGTTCTTGTTCTTAACTTGTATTTCTTCTTTATGGCCACTACGTCGTAGTGCCCTTTTATGTACACCCACTTAAATACCCGGCTGTCCATCCGCTGCAAAACCTTGCGCCGCGTGTTGTACTCATTGCAGTGGCGAAAGCACCCCAAATAGCTGTTAATGCTGTCCACCGCGTGCAGAACTTCGGGCACAGTCTCTGCCCGGTTCAGTCTGCGCACGGCCATTATAGCATTTGTTATCGTGTGGTTTGCGGTATATACGCGGTCTTTCTTTACCACGCTGCCCGTGAACTGCACGCCCTTGCTATAGTGCTGCAAATAGAACTTGTGCGGATGCAGCGTTAGCCCGTAAAGCTGTAGCAGGGTGCGGATATATGGCACTGCGGCCAGCAGGCGCGCTTTGTCCTTATCCACTATATAGAAATCATCCACATACCTGCCGACATACTGAAAGCCCAAAGCCTTGATTAAATACCAGTCCAGCACGTTTAGCAGGAAATTGGCGAAAAGCTGGCTAAATAGGTTGCCTATGGCTACGCCCAAACCCTCGCCGTTTGTAAATAGGGATTTGTTGGGCGGTAGATAGTCCCAGTAGCTTGCAGGGCTGTGGCGTTCGCAGTTCTTTTCGGGTTCGTGCAGTACCACGGTGCGGCAAAGGAAACGCAGCGTATCTTTGTCTGCCTCGTTGTGGTAGTTCTCCACTACGAAATCGTCCACCATACCGGCCAGCATCTTTTTGTTTATGCTCATAAAGAAACCCTGCAAATCCAGTTTCATTATATAGCAGTCCTGCGTATAGTTCACGCTGCACTGGCGCACGTCCTCGCGCAGCATATTGATGCCGTACAACTGCCCTTTGCCTTTCCTACAGTTGAAAGTACGCGGGCTAAATATCTGCTCAAAAAGCGGCTCCAGTCGTAGGGCTATCCAGTGGTGTACTATTCTATCCTCAAAAGCAGCCGCGAATACTTCCCGATACCTCGGACGCGTAACGACAAAGCACATAGATTTACCGGGCTGGTAGGTACGTGCGTTAATTCGGTCTCGTAAGGCTATTAACTTGCCCTCGTAGTCCATTTCGTACACTATCGCGCTGGCTGTTTTCCGCTTCCTTTTACGGCAGTCGTAATACGCTTCTAATAATCCCTCGGTCGTAATCATATCGTATAGCTATCGCGCGTTTTGGTTATCTGCAAAAGTGCTGAAACGGGGCGAACTCTGTTCGTGTTCGTCGCCTTAGTGTTGTTGTTCGCGTTGCCGTTGTTGAGGTTCAAATTCCACGCGTTGGTCGCGCTGTACTCGCAACTCCGTGCCGCCCTTGCCTTGGGCTGGATGCCCGCAGCCATAACTATAAATGATAGTACGCGGCCCATTTTTACACAGATAACTATTTGCACGCTCATTCAGTCGTAACCTTATAATTCCGGCAGTTAATCCAGTCTGCTGTCTAACTTGATTAACGAATTTTTCCACGCGGTAGCCTGCTTGCCTATAGCGTCCATCAGCTCGATAATATCCGCGTGGCTGCTTCTGCCTAATATCCATTTCCTTTCGCCCGCTATGCGCACCAGCGTTTTCAATACCTCAAACTCCGATTGGAAATTGATTAAATGCTGTATGCGTGTTGCCCGGTCTCTGTTTATGTATGCCGCGGTAATCTCTGATATTAGGCTTACGGAAATCTCGTGCATCTTGCTACCTATGGTAAATTTGTATTCGCGCGGAAAGTTCGGCGTAACGTCTAACACTTTGTCGATTAGCTTACGGCAGTCTAAATAGATTTGCTGGTTAGATACCAGTTTGGATTTGTTCATAACGGGGTACTTGGAAATATCGTTAGTATGGTACGGCTTTCGCCGTACCTTAAAGGATAAAGTTTAACTATTAACCACTAATATAAAAATGCTGAAACGGGGCGAACTCTGCCCGTGTTCGTCGCCTTAGTGTCGTGGTTCGCGTAGCCGTTGTAGAGGCCCAACGACCACGCGTAGGTCGCGCTGTACTCGGTGCTGCTCCAGTACCACGTTTCTGCCAGCTGCGTTGCTCCCTCTATCAGCGATAACGCGTAATTGATTTTGCGCATATTCGCGTAGATGCAAAACAGCTCACCCAGTGACGGCAGCCACCATTTACCAGCTGTCAGTCCTTGGCCGTTGGCATTAACGCGGCTGTAGGCTGCGCAGAAACCCGGCGCGTAACTTGCGCTGCTGCACTCGGTATGCTTAATCTGCGACGCGGTGTTAGCCTTACCCGCCCAGTCGTTCATAGCCGTAACGCGGTCTGAGGTGGTAACGCCACCGCCACTAACGGCTGCGCTGCTCCACGTTAATGCGGTCTCGGTTGGCGATACTACCAGTATCTTGCCGCCCTCTACCACTACCACGCCCTCGGCTATCTCGCCGCTGTTTTGGTAGCTTGTCCACTTGTCGGGCTTAACCATCAGCGGGTAATTATCGCTGTTTCGGTGAAACATAATAAATATCCCGTCGTTAATGCTGTTAAGGTTGATACCTGCCAGCAAAGCCGCTTTCAGATTTGCCAGCGATACTTTAGTGGTGTTACCGCTTCCATCCGTCAGCGGTATGTACTGCGACGTGGTAACAGTCGTTACCGTTGTAACCGCCGCCAAAGTCTTTGTTTTCTTCGTTGCCATAAACTAAACTTTAATCGTTATACTTAGGTTTACCAGTTATTATCACGGAAAGCACCAACCATCAGCCCGCAGCCTACCAAACTACTGTCGGGTGTCGGTCTCATCACGTTAGCCAGCTTGATAACTTCGGCCATTTCTCCACCTTGCCACGTAACCAAATTGCCGTTTGAGAAAATCTTAACGTTACCTTGGTCATCGTTGGCATTTACAACCAAAACGCGCTGGCTGTTGTACATTGAAAGTTCGTAGTTATATACGGTGCTGCTGTTAATGTTGAATACCACCACATCCACGGGAAAGCCCGCATAGTCGCCACTGGTGCCATACATCGGCAGCACGTAATAGCCGGTGTTATTGCTTGACGTTTTCTTCGTAAACGCTACATACGTACCGCTGTAGCTCATACCCTTGGTGTAGTAGTAGCCGTAACTGCCATTAACTACCAGTACGTTACGCTCGGATGCTCCAAACTGCCCACGGCACCATACATCAGACGTATAGAAACGATAGCCACGCCCTTTGCTGCTATCATAACCTTGGTGGTACATATCACCCGAAAACCACAAACGCCCGCTGTCATCAAATGATATTTCGCCTACTACCGTACCGCTATTGTTTATGCAGTTCAGCGATTTGAAAGTGCCGGTAACGCCCTTTAGTGTGCCTTGCACGGTCACGTTTTCAAACGTGCCGGTCTTGCAGGTAACTGCCCCGTCCTTAGCTTGGAAAAGGATATTACCGTTAGCGTCTTTCATATCTATGGCCTCTACGCCCAAATTCTTAACCAGCGCGTAGGTAGCCATTAGGATTTTAGTAGCCACCAGCTCGATTTTGTCGCCCAGCTGCCAGTAGCCGTTATTTATGGCCGTAGTGCTTCCGGGGTAATTGCTGGCTGTCTTTGTGTGGCTCTTTTTGCAGCTGTAGTAGTTATCGCCGTATATAACCACGTCCTGCCATTTCTCGCCTACGCCCCCAGCTTGGAAAGCGTAGCCCGTGGCGCAGTCACTCCACGCCTGCGGGCCGCGCAGTACCGCGCCCTGCTCTCCCTTGTCGCCGGTGTCACCCTTACGGATAAACTTTACTACTTGTGTCCTCGATACGCCCATAGCCTACAGTACGCTGGTAATGGTTACTGATACGTCGCCACCTGCCTGCACGCAGTGCGCACGGGTAACGGTTTGGCTGCTCTTAGGTGTTGTGCGGTCGCTGTTGAGGTAAACGCCCGCAGCATCTTTCAGCACGAAATAAAACTGCGTGTCTAACGCCTTGGTGCTGGTTCCTCGCGTCACCACTACCGGGGTGTACGTTACTTGCCCGTTGCCCGTTGTGTCCTCGGTTATTGCCTCATCTTCCGGGGACGGGTGCGGGTCTATATCGTAGGGGTCGCTGGTGTCCATCACGCTCTGTATATCGCTGCCTATCTCAGCACCAGCGCGCGAAACGTGTACGCGATACTCGCCATAGGTGTTAATATCATCAGCCCTAACCGTCAGCGTCTGCGCGGTCGCTCCCGTTACGGTCTCCCATCCAGTCGCGCCCATCTTCTCCCATACGTAGGTCAAATCCTTTGTCAGTGCGTTACCGCTTTGGTACGCCATCGCTTTCAGTATGCAGCTGCCGCCCTTGGTGGTAATAACAAAGTTCTTGGTATCGCCTGCCGCGATTGTAACGCGGTAGCTGCTGCCCGTAGCCTGCTGTATAGGTATAGTATAGCTGGCTTGTATCGTGTCGCTCTGCGTGCCATACGATACTGTGGCTACCATCTTGATAACAGCGGGCGCATAGCCAGCCAGTGCCGCTATGTTCTTAACGATTTGCAGGCCATAATACAGCTGGTCGCCACTCGGTGCCACGGTCTTGAAATACCCGGCAAACGTGCCAGTAGATACGCCCCCGCTAAACGTAATCTTTGTGCCGTTGAAATAGTATTCCATACCGTCGGGGTTGGCCACTCCCTCAGCCACTCGGCTGCTGGTGCAGACGAAATACAAAATAGGCTTTAGCGTCTCAAAATTGGGGTAAATGGCTGTTACGTCGTTGGTCGTACCCTCGTAGTCTTGGTATAGGTCGCCACTTGGCGACATTATAGCGGCGGTGTAGGTGCCCGCCTTGGATATAAACTTAATCGTCCTACTGGTGCTTGCTACGCTCATACTGTTTCGGTGTTAGGGGTTTCACTTTCGGCGGCTGCGGTCTCATCCCCGGAAGGTTCTGCCGGTTCCTCCGTTGCCTCGCTGCTTTCCTCACTCTCTGCCGCGCCCTCGGTCGGCTGCTCTGCTGGTTCTTCGGCTACCTCTGTGTTATTAGCCTCGTCCTCTGCCGGTGTTTCGTCTTTCTCTACGACAAAACGCGGGTCGGTGGCTGTTGGCAGTTCGCGCAGTACCGTACCGTCCTGCTCCTGCCTTGCTTCGTGCGCCATCAGCGAAATACCGCCGATTTGCTGTAATATCAGCGGCAAATCTACCAAAGTTCCAAAAGCCAGCATATCTGCCTGCCAAAGCAAATAGTTACCGTCACTAACTTGGTTTCTGTCATTCTCTACGCGCAGGAACTGCGCTACCTTGGGGTTTGCTTTAATGTACCTTGCCATATCTGTATAACATTTTAATGGATAATCAATACTGCGCCGTCAGCGTCGCAGAATACTGCGCCGTCGGCTGCATCGGTAAACGCACCTGCGTAGCCTCTATCCTTAACGTCCAGCCCGATAACCGCGCCGTAGTTCTTATCCATAGCGGTAGTGGGGATAGTAGGGTTTTGGCCGTGTGCCACCAGTGCGTAACTTAGGCTGCCGGATGCCTTGTTAGTGGCGATATACCACAGCGGCAGCAACTCTTTTTCCCAGCCGCTTATTTCGCCCTTAGTGCCCTGCACTATGGCAGTAGGGCAAACAGCCAGTATGCCAGCAGGGACGTTATACGGCACGCCCGTATAGTCGTACTCGTATTTTGGTATGCGCCGCACAAATACCGCTTCTGCCTGCGGCGTTCCCTCGGTAAGCGATACGCTGGACGGGTTGCCGTTTGGGTCATACTTGCAGCGGCAGCGCAAATGCAGTTCGCTGCCCATCAGCCAGCGGTTAATCGTGGCCGTTCTGCCGTTAATGGTAATATCGTAGTCCATTACCGCGTCACTCTCGCAGGTGTGCCACGCGCCCGCCTCATCCTGCGTTTCCCACACCAGCGCGTATTTGGACGCGTCGCAAACGTGGTCGCCCAGCCATACGGTAGCCGTTACGGTCTGCGTGGTAGCATCCGTTATCGGGTTATACACTGTCTGCCCTGCGGTGTCCAGCTCCACGCGGATTAGGTCGGACGCGTTGCCGCACTCCAGCATATAACTGCCTTGGATAATTAGCAGCTGCCCGTTACGGGTGTCTATATACTCGGCATAGAAAGCCAGCGTAATAGGTACTTTCGGCTGCGCGTTCTTTTTTACCTTGATACGCCCTGCGTTGCCGCCACTGGTCGTAATCTCGTAACTGGTGTTATCGGATGCTATCAGCGTCTTTGTGCTGTTGATAATCTCGTACCAGCGTATGTTTGTTAGGCTCTGATTAACTCGGCCTGCTTGCAGTACCGCGTCCTTGTCCAGTATGGATATAACGGGCTGGATAATCACCGGGGTAATAGTGTAGTCCGGGGTAAACTCCTTTGTATCGGCGTTATAATTCTGCTGGTCGGGTACGCTGCCCTCTACAGCCAGCGATATTTGCAGCTGTAGAGGCTTCCAGTTAAAATCAAATCTTCTTGTTTTCATATCTGTACCTTTCTATTTAATACTGGAAAATCGCGCTTTCGGTACCCGCTTCGTTGCCCATACCATCGCGCAAAGTCACAGTAGCGATAAATTTAAGCGTCCGCGGCATATAGCCGTTTAGGTCGCAGTCCTCGATAGTCAGCGATAGGGATTTGCCCGCGCCTGCGCGTTTCAGTGCCCACGCATTATCTGAGGCGGTACGCGGCACGCCGTTAGCATCTTCGCTGTAACGTGTCCATTCCACATCAGCCGGCAGTATATCGTCCGTTATATCCATATTGTACAGACGGGCGATAATGGTAAGCGTTAAGCTAAAGCGGTCGGGGTCGAAAATGTAATCAGTATCGGCAAACTCTACGGTAAACTGCGGGTTTCCCTCCACCATCGCCCAGTCGGTGTTATTCCACGCTGGCGCAGTGGTTGTACCCGTCTTGGCGCATCGCCATTTGCAGCCCATATACCAAACGTCCGAAATCTCGTATATGCCCGTTTCGGGGTTCAGTGCCTCGCAGTAATAGGCGGCACCAGCAGCCCACGGGCCACGGTCTATAACCTCGCTAATCGGTTTGCCCTTGTAGTCGATACGTATTATATCCTGCACTATCAAACCGCGCGCGTAAACATAATCCTGCCCGTCCACTATCGGCAAATCCATACTGCGCAGGAACTCCGGCAGGGTGCCAAAGGTCGCGCCGTAGTTCTCCGGCTCGATAATCGGTTTAGTAACCCCGGTAAGCCGCACAATCCTGCCCTCAGTGCTGGATAGGTAGATGCAGCTTTGGCGCGTCTTGTCCGTTTGGTTGCCCCAGCGGGCTATCTTCATATCCGCGCAGGGCGGGTAATTCGTGCCTGCTGGCGTATCTTCGTCGGGATAGGCTGTTACCTCGATATAGTTGTTGGCGGTGTTTACGCTATTAACGCGCATCCAGCAGGTGTAATATAGGCCGCTACCTGCTGCCAGCGTGTTTATGATACCTTTCAGTACGTTGTTTTCACGCTGCGCGGTAAAATAGCCATCCCACTTGCTGCGCAGGTGCAGGCCGTAGCAGTTGTTACCCAAATCGTCCACGCTCTCTATGGTGTCCGCTTCGGTCAGTATTTGGTCGCCCTCTATCGCGCTGAGGCGATTAACTATTAGCTCCAAACATTCAAAGTAACTGCGTACCCGCACGCTCTCAAACTCAGCATTTCCGTTAGCGTCTATACCTGCGCCCTTGCCAGCGTACAGCGATTTAATAAACTCACCGAACTCTGCACCGCCGCCAAAGGATGCCAGCCCCAGCACCTTTATAGCCTGCTCAAAGGTTATATTACCTTTGGCTACATCGTCCACCAAACGCGATAAAAACATTTCGCGTATAGGGCTGTCCTCTGCCAAATCCTTAGCCACGTCAGCGTAGCCGGCTTTTACCTTTTCCGTTACCTGCTCTACCGTGGTTTCTCCCGTTTCGGGGTTCTCCACCTCGCGCAGCTGCGTTAGGTACTGGTAGCCGTTGGTATCGGTCGAAATCTCGTTTAGCGCGGATAGGTTAGCGTGTGTATGGCCATCGCCCGTAACGGTAGTGCCACCCGCTGCGCCGCTCATCACCACGGTAGCACCAGCCGCGCTGCCTATACCCATTTCGCGCAGTCGCTTGCTGCGCGGTCTCGGTGTCCTCTGCGTTATAACCGCCGTATAGTTCTTTTCCATATCTTTTATACTTCTTCTATGCTGTCGTACTCATCCGGGCGAAACTCGCAAAACTCTGCGTCTGTGCAGTCCGTTATCACGTCCTGCGTGTCAGCCATCAGCATAAAGCGTTTGCCCGCTTGGTTAGCCTCAGTGTAGTAGTGTAACCCGCCATCTATAACCGCTTCTCCCGATAGGGTGGTTTTGCGTTCAGCATACTGGCTGTAAAGCGTTCCTATCAGCAGCTTTTCGGGGTGGTCAGTTCTGCCAGCCCTCTGTAGTTCTTGCAGCTGCTGGCCGTTGCTGGTTCTGTGGTAGATGCCTTTAGCGGTAGGGCACACCAGCGCGGCAGTGCCGCAAATGGTATCTATGCTAATTTCTTCCTTGGCTGCTTTGTTGATATAGCCGCTATACTCCACGTCCTCCAGCTCCGCGTCGTTAAATACCAAATTGTTATTAACTACGTCCACCTTTGGGGCTTTGTATAGGCACCAGCGCAGCAGGCTGTAGATGCCTTTTTTGTCCCACTGGCTTTCAGTGCTACCAAAAGCGCAGTTATCTACCTTTTGCCCGTAGTCGTAGCCCAGTACGCCGCTTTGTATCTGTACCTCCAAATATCCAGCTGCTGGCGGGTACGGCATATATTCGCCCTCGTCCATCTTTGCGAAACTGTCGTATATCTCTGTACCGATACGCCCGCCCTTGCCGTCGGGTCTGCCTATGCAGTGGCGGTTAGCTTTCCAGCCCATAATACCCGCGTCCTCTCTCAAATCGTCGGGGTTGTAATACTCCAGCCAGCAGTCGCCGCCGGGGTCTGCGCCCGATACCCATTTGCCACGGCTGTAACCTAAATGCCCTTTGGTAGCATCCTGCGCCGCGTCCAAATTACGATAGTGGTAAAGCGCGTTACCCTCTGCATCGTACAGCGTAATTTTAGCGGGTATAAACACAAAGCCGCTGCACACCTTTAGCGTATTGCTGTTGCCCTCATCGTTACCGCTGGTGCTGCCCGAAAACGGGTTATATCTCGCGTCTAAACATATCTCGGCTGCTATCCTTACCTTGTACTTCTTCGCGCTCGCATCGTCCAGTTTAGGCAGGAAAACGCGGTTAGTGGTCAGTATCTCACCGCCTCCCGATAGTGACGCGTGCGGTACGCCGCTGTGTACTTTCCATTTTGGCCAGCCCGTATTTATACCTCCGTGTCCTCCCGTTCGGAAAGCATACGCCACGCCCGTTGTTTCACTAACGCCCCCGGTAACTGGCAGGATATGGAAATACTTGCAGCCGCTGCCTATGCTTTTCAGCCCGGTAGCCTCGCTATTTATGAAAATAGTAAAGTCTATCAGATTGTAATCCCAGTTATAACCCTGCCTATGCTCATCGCTGTAATCGGGGTAATAGCTGTAATACTGCCCATACCCGGCAGCCGTAGGCGCATCGCTGGTTAGGTTGGTATGCTCTATATCGTATTTACCTTTGTACTCCAGTTCGTCGCTAAACAGTTCCGCGCTGCTGTACGGGCTAAACGATACCACCACGTTATTTGCCACCTTGTCAGTACCCATTTCTTGGCTGCTGCCGTCCCATACTATCGCCTTGGCGGTTCCGTCATTGTACAGCCCGTTAAGGTCGTACAGATACACTTTGCCCGCGCGCTGGACGATACGTATAGCCAGTGGCTGCAAAATGCCCTCCAGCACTTCGTACAGCGTTGAGGCTTCGCCGTCCTCATCTACGAAATTCTCGCTACGCACAGACAAACCGCCATTGGCTATGCTGTTGCTATCGCTGAACTTGGTAGATACGTGGCTGGTGTCGATACCTCCGTACTGGATGCCTGCACGGGTAATAGCATACTGCACTATCTCGCGCAGTGTGCGGATGCCCTGCAAATCGTACTTAATTCTGTCCAGTATGCCAAAATCGCTAAACGTTAGGCTAACTTCGTAGCCCTGCGCCTGCTCGTATGGTTCTTCGTAAAATTCGGGGTCTATGGCTCCGCTCCAGTACAGTACGTTATCGCGGTAAACGTCCATTCTGATACGCCCCACCTCGATAGTGTACAAATCTTCGTAGGTTCTATCTCCGGGGCTTATGATTTTCAGCGTAGCGTTACTGCCGCATATAACTTTCTCCTTGTCCTCGCGCTGCCATTCGATAACCAGCGGCGCGTCTGCTGGAAACTCCAGCTGGCCGACGCTGGCAAATTCCGCGTCGGCCTCCTGCATTATATCCACTCGCCACACCACGTTAGCGCGGCTTAGGAAACTACCCGTATATCGTAAATACTTCGCCATATTAACTGCGTCTTGTTAGGTTATCTTCTTTTGATAGGATGCCAACCAGTTCGCGGCCCTTAATCCTAAACTCCACTTTACTAAAATCTATAGGCGCGGCGGGTTCTGCCAGCAGTCCGCGCAGCTTGTCCAGCGGGGCTATTACTTCCGGGTTGCCGCTGGCTCCGGCATATTCGCCAACCATCGCCAAAGTAGGGCCGGACGCTAAACCACCATCGGCCAGCATCGGGATGCCAGCCGCGGTAACTGCTGCCAGCATCGCGGTAGTAAAGCCCATAGCGATACCAAAGCCGGCAAACGGTATATAGGCGTGTGCTGCCATATACTCTGCCGCTGCCAGCTCTTTCCAGCTTGCCGCCTCCAGCTTGTTAGCGGTAATAATAGCTGCTGAGGTAGCCGCGTTAGTGGCGGCGGTGGTTGCTCGTACCGTTGCCTCCGTTCCCTCTGCGGTCGCCTCCACGCCCTTTGTGGCTGCGTGTGCGGCACTCGCAGCGGATAGCAGGTTAATGATACCTATAACCGTCTGTATGCCCTCGTACAGCCCTATAAAGCCATCCACGATACCGCAGACAATCTGCCACGCGCTGCCGTTGCCTTTCAGTGCCTCGGTAATGCTTTCTACGCTGCTGGCCATACCCTTGATAGCCCCCCAGCCGCTTTTAAGCGATTTGCCCACAGACGTACCCGTTTTCTCTGCCTCGCGCCCTGCGTTCTTAATCGCATCTGCCTTGGCGTTCCACGCGTCTATCTGCTGGTTAATGGCTGCGGCTTCGTCGATACTGGCGGTTTGCAGCTGCTTGTTTAGTATCTCGATATTATCGCTAATATCCTTTATGGTGCTTGCGTCCTCTTTCCACAGCGGGCCGTTATCCACGGCTTTGCCGGCGTTCTTAATCGCGTCTGCCTTGGCGTTCCACGCGTCTATCTGCTGGTTAATGGCTGCGGCTTCCTCAGCGGTCGCATCTTGCAGTTTGGCTTGCAGTATCTCGATATTATCGCCTATCTCGCGCAGGGTGGCTGCGTCCTCTTTCCATAGCGGCGTATTATCGTCCGCTGCCTTGCCCGCGTTCTCGATAGCATCAGCCTTTGCCTGCCATCCTGCTATCTGCTGGTTAATGGCTGCGGCTTCCTCCACGCTGGCGGTTTGCAGCTTGGCGCGCAGCACCTCGATATTATCGTTTATGCCCTTTAGGGTGGTGGCCGCTTCGTCATATACCGGGCTGGCCGCTTTCGGTGTCTTGGGTGTAGCCGCCTTGGGCGTGCTGCCAGCGTTCGCGTACTTCTTCTGCGTTTCGCCTAAATCAATCGCCGGGGCTGCTTTCGGTTTCGATACGTTTACGGCTACCTCTACTTTCTTGCCGCCCAGCCCCAGTATGTTTTTAAGCCACTCCCACGCCTCTTTGCACTTCTCTACCAGCCACTCGAAAGCCTTTGCCAAACCGTTCATAATGGCATTAGCCAGCGGCTTGATAGCCTCCCAAACGCCATCTACGATTTTGCGGAAACTCTCGCAGTTATTGTAGGCGGTAATTACCGCCGTAACCAGCAAACCGATAGCCGTAATGATTAAGCCGATAGGGTTAGCGGTCAGTATCATATTTAACACTACCTGCGCTGCTTTCCACGCGTTTGTAGCGATAGTAACCACTTTCTGCGCAGCCGCTACAGCCAGCGTAGCCACCTTGTTTTTGATAGTGGCCGCTGTGGATGCTATAAACGCCTTGGTGCTGGCGTACAGCGTAGTGGTCAGTGTCTTAATACCGGCTATCAGTGTGGAAACGGCGGCTAACGCTTGGCTGGCCTGCGCTGCCATCGTGACAAACGGCAGGGCACCGTTTACCAGCCCGCCTATCTGCTCTTTCATATCGCCCAGCGTATTGACTAACTGCTGCTGCTTACCGCTGTCTGTGGCCGCTAATTCGGCGTTCATATTGCCGACATTGTTCTGTATCACTTGGGCCAGCATTGCCGCGCGTTCCTGCTCGGTACCGTACTTGATAACGTTAGCCTCAGCCTCGGTAAACGATATGCCCACGCGCTTTAGCGCATCTACTTGGCCCATCATCGCTTTACCCATTAAATTACCAACCTGCACCGCGTCGCCCGTGCTGGCGTTCAGTCCCTTTTGCTGTGCTAACAAATTGTTCATCGCAGGTATCAGCGTTTCTAAACTTGCCTTTTCATTCAAAAACGTTGCTATCTGCTGCGCCCCGGATAACTGCACCTCATCACCGATAACGCCTATTTCCTGCTGCGCGCTGGCCAGTTCCTTGATGCTCTGTATTTCCGCATCGGTCGCCCCCATACGCTGCTGCATAACGGTGGCTAACTTCGTCTCTGCCACTTCCTGCACCGCGTATGCGTCGTCCAAATCTTTCATACCGCTTTGCAGCTGGCTAAAGCTACGCTGCGCCGCGTCTATGCCGGTGGCCAAAGCCGCGAAATTTATTACATTACCTTTCAGCTGCTGCGCCTCTGATAGCGTGGACGTAATAACCTGCTTTAGCCCGTCCGCGTCCTTGGCCAAATCCTTGAAACTCTTGCTATCGCCGTCCAGCTTGAAAGTAATGCTAATCGTACTTTTACCTGCCATATCGTTGTTATTGTAGGCTGTCGCCCAGTTTCTTTACTAATTCTTCCATACGCCTGCGCTGCTGCTCCGGGGTGTATTCCTTTGCTTTCTTCACGGCGGCTGCCTTTTTCTTATCCCACGGAAACGGCAGCAGTTTTTCCGGGGTTATCTTCTTACCCTTGGCCAAATGCGGCTGTATGGTTATGGATGCCAGCAGGCGCATACGTTCCCAGTTGTCCTTATAATCGAAATCGCGCTGCTCTGCATAGGCTTTATAGACGGCTGCAAACTCTTGAAAATCCATCTTGCAGAAATCGTCGTAACTTAGCCGTATGCAGCCCAGCGCGATACCCAGTAAATCGTAGATGCCTTTAGGCTCTAACTTTTTTTTTCTTCTCCCTCCGCAGGTGCAGCGGATGCCTGCACAGCGTTTGCCCACGCGGTCATATCCTCCGGGGAAAGCGCGTCGGCAAAATCCATCAGCGACATATCAAACGGCACCTTGTCGGCTGCTGAGGCAGACGCGACGCAGCAGTACAGATACGCGCAAAGGTCGCTAAAACTGTTGCTGGTAATCTCCGTTACCTCCTTGCCCGTCTCCTTTTTGAAACGCAGCATAGCACCCATAGTAGGGCGGCAGGGGTAAACCTTGCCGTTTATGGTTACTTCTATCTTAGCCATACGCCTTTACGCTCCGGGGTTCTCAGTAATCGCGCTTTCGTCCAGTACGGTAGGCTCGCCGTCATTTTCCAGCGAAATGCTGTACGTAGCATCGTCCTGCGCGGGGTCGGTACGCTCCAGCGACGCGATAACGCAGTTACCAACCAAATACGGCTTTTCGCTGCTCTCGCGCTCCATACATTTCACTTCTACGGATTTGCCGGCTTTCCAAAGTGCCAAAAGCTCCTTGTAGCCGTTTTCGGTCTCGTCGTAGAAAACCAAACCCTCGGCACTGATAGAATACGAAAGCCCTACCACGCCCTTTTTCTTCCAAAGGCCGCCCGAAATGCCCGCAGTGGCTACCGGCTTAACCGCGCGCTCCTTGGTTTCGCTGTTAAACGTGGTGGTGTGTGTGGTACAGCTTCCCACCGCTTTGCCGCCTACATAAAGCAGCATATCGCTACCATTGCAGTAGCCCGTCTTTGTTCCTGCCATAATATCTAAATCTTAACGTTAAATACTAACTGTTGCACATACGCATCATCCTGCCAGCCCTCTTCACTATCTACCAAATGGCAGCTGCGCATTACCAGCCCGTCGGTTTCACCCTGCACGCCATCCAGCGCACCGCGCACGGCCTCTGCCAGTTCTACGCCCTCGGTATAGTGCTGAGTATAGCAAAGCACCTCGATACCTACCGTATCGGCACCGCGTTTGCCCTTAACCGGGTCTTGCTCCAGTTGGGTGCGGCGATACACTATATACGGCAGTTCCGCGCTGTCCTCCACTACCGGGAAAACCTTGTTAGTCCTCGCGGCTACCTCAGCATCGCTAATTAGGATGCCGCGGATAATCTCGCCTGCGCTTAAACTCGTCTTACCTACAGCCATACTTTTCTGCCACTTTAGTTACGTTATCTAATACCATCGCGTGTATATCCTGCGTCACGGTGTCGCGGACGCTGTTTAACGTCTGCTCCATAAATCCGTACCTGCGCATACGTCCCGTGCGGTGCTGCTGCCTTAGGCGTGCAGCGCGCCTGCGCGTTCCCTGCTTCGGCTTGGTCTGTCGTTCCTCCGTGCCACCCTCAGCCCAAATAAGTATAGGCTTTTTCAGTCCTTGCCGGTTCGTGTGAAATCCAGCCTCTCCCTTGCCGGTAGTCTTGTTCGCCCGCTTAGTACCCACAGTTACGCGGAAACCAGCCTTGCGCTTGAATACGATAGCGCGCACGCCCTTTTCCAAATCCTTGCTGCTGTTGATACTGCTACGCAGGTTATTTATAGCCGTCTTGCGCACTTGGTTAGCCTCCCTGCGGAAACCTCCCTTTAACGCCTGCACCCTGCGTTTGGGTTCCAGTTCAGCGAATAACCGCTGCAAATCCCTATCGTCGTAGTCTATACTTGTAGCCATACCGTTTACTCGTTCACGCGGTCGCAAAGTAGGGTTTTATAGCCCTTATCCAAATTTGGCGCAATCGAAACCACGGTGTACAGATAGCCGCCCACCTGCCGTACTCTCCAGTTCTCGGCCACCGGGTGCGCGTCGCGTATATTAAACTCCGCGCGGTACGCGGGGAAATGTTCGCCCACTTCCTCGCTGCGGTTCCCAGTGGTTCGCACGCGTTCAGCCCGTACCGTCCGCGTCTCGATATAGTCCACCCGTTCCGCGCCCATTCTGTCCGTTACCCGTTGAGGCTCCAGCAGGGTTAATCTGTATTTCAGTGCGCCCGCTCTCATACCGTGGTGTCGTTAGCCAGTTTTCGATAGGGTTTGATTAGGGCTTGCAGTGTATATGGTACTTCTGCCATCTGCACGCCGCTAACGGCTTCGCGCTGGTTGTACCAGTGCCCGGCGATTAGTAAGACTGCCTGCTGTAGCATAGTCGGCAGCTTTCCGCCGCCCATTTCCAGCAGTTCCGCTGCTTCGCGGTTGGTGGCGGTACATACGTACTGCTCTGCCGCATCCAGCAGGTGCGCCAAATAATCGTCATCGTCTGCGAAATCATCCGCGCGGACGTGCTTTTTAAGCAGTTCCAAATCCACTGTAGCCATAATCAAACGCTATAAAATTCTACGTATGTTCTTACTCTCTTAGGCACCGCCGCCAACCTTGGCCAGTGCAAACGCCTCTTTGCGCAGTGTGGTGGTAGCGTAGTTAGCGTTAAGCACGAAATCTACAGCATCCTTGCGGGCTTGGCTGTACGGGTCGATAATAAACGAAATATCGCCAAACAGTCCCATAGGCTGGTAACGCCAATCGCCCAAACCTATGTTACCCTCACCGATGTAGTTAGTAGTGAACACTGGCAAACCTGCGATATGGTCGTTTTCACAAACCATAATGCCGCTGCCTGCATCCTTTGGCGTAGCCTCGGCGATAGCTTTCTGCGCCTTGGTCATAACCCAGCAAAGGTTATCACCATCCACACCAGTAGCCAGTACCTTTGCCTTTAGGGCGTTGAACTCCTTAAAGGTAGGTTCTGCACTGAAATTAGTAGCGGATGCCACCAAACCGACAAACGGGCCAGCCAGTGTAGTTGCGCCTGTTACCTTAGTAGTGCTGAAAAGGATTTTGTTAAGCAGCTTTGCCACTGCCAGCGGCATTAGCTTCTTGACAATAATTTCCAAAATACCGTCGGTCTGCATCATAGCTTGGCGGGTCACTGGAATAGCGATACCCACGCGCTGAGGTGCGGCAGTAAGTTTGGACAACTTAATTTTGGTGTCGCTCAGTGCCACACCCTCGCCGGCGATAGTGGCCTCCACTGTCTCGTAGGTAGGCCAAACATAGTCACCGGCCAACCCGGTAGGCATAGGCAAACCAACCTTGTCCAAAATAAGGCCCTCCACCAGCGGGTCGAGAATATCCTGCACCTTAACGGGTACGATACCGCCCGGTACTGCATCGGCCACCATCACCAAATCACGCACCAGCATAATTTGGGTCTGCTTGCCGTTCTGCATATTCTCGCGGATAATCTTGTTTACATCCGCTACGGTGTTGGGGTTCTCACGCAGCTGCTCTGCGGCGGCTGCCTGCATCTTCATTTGCAGCAGCTGGTTATCGCGGCAAAGGGCCTCGTACTCCTTGGTCTCTGCCTCGGTACGCTCGCGCTGCTCTTTCTCGCACGTATCAGCGATAGCACTGATACGCTCGCAGTTGGTCTGATACTTGTTTACCAACTCGCGCACGTTTACTGTGTTCTTGTGCATACGTCAAAAACTTTTAGGGGTTAAACTTAATCTATAGACTGCGCAGCAGCGCGGCGCATTTCCTGCACTTGCTCGCGCACTTTCTTTTCTCGTTCCTCGGTGGCTGGCTGTGCCTCCATCTTCCGCAGTTCCTCCACCAGCTCGCGCGCCTCAGCCTCGCAACTGGTATCGGGGTACGCAGGGTCAGCAGCCAGCGTAAAATCGTAGATGCCGGTAATAGTGTTCACCGTATAGGTTACTATTGTCTTGCCGTTCTCTCGCTTCACGTCACGGGCTACGTATGCCCTATCGTAATAGTGGGTGCTAAACATAAAGCTGCACCCGGCTATATCGCCGCGGCTTACCAGCTCTAACGCCTTGTCGCCATCCACCGTATTAGGCGCGTCAAACTCAAACGCCACGCCCTTATCGTCCACCGTATATTTCAGCGTTCCGCTGCCGTTCTTGCTTCGCGCCAAAATCAGCTGGCGGTCGTGAAACATCGTCATTTTAATATCGCAGCCGTCCAGCAGTTCTTTGGTTACTGCGCCCGGTGCGATAACCTCGCGTACTTCCTCATCGTCGTACTCGTACATAGGCGCGGACGGGGTGTTAAACAGAATAGCGTACCCGGTAATGGTACGGCACTTCTTGCCCTCCTTGTCCTCGCGCACCCGCAAATCTGATACTGTGTGCAGCAGGCGGGTAATAACCGTTTCTTTATTCTTGGCCATCTTCGTTAGGTTCTTTTGGTTCGTTATTCGGTTCCTGCGCAGGTTGTGCCGGTTTGCCTGCCTCCGTTATACCCTTTAGGTTGGCAGATACCAGTACGGTATCGCCGCCCTCGATAGGTGGTTTGTTTTCCTCTCTGCGCCACTCGTTCACGGTGTAGATACCTGCCGCTATGGTCTGCGCTTGGTACTTAATCCTGCTTTCCAAATCGCAGGCATAAAGCCCGCGGCGGTCAAACTGGAATTTACGTTTGCAGCACAGCGTAGGTGCTACCAGTTTTCTGTGCAGCTCGTTTTCAATCTTGCGCAGGATAGGGTTTAACGTGTTGCTGAGGAAAGCCACGTTAGCCATTTCAGCCGATTTGTAGTTATTGCTTGTATCATCAAACACAAAAGACGGATGCACGCCAAAGAAACGGCAAATCTCGCGCACGCTAAATTTGCGGGTTTCCAAAAACTGCATATCCGTGCTGCTTAACGAAATCGGGCTAAACTGCACCTGCCCCGGCAGCGATACTATGCGCTCGCCATTTCTAAACCTGCCGTCCAAATCGGTAGCTGTCTTTTCCAGCTCCTTGTCTTGGTACTCGCCAAATCCTCTAACGCTGGTGTCGTTGCTAACGATACCGCGGACGTTACCGCCGTTGGCAAATCGGTTTAGCGTCTCTTTGTCGCCCGTGCTGGTAATATCCAGCGTGGTACGTGCAAAGGACAGCGTAGATAGGCCGTTTTTGCCATCCTTGGTGTAGTTCTTGATATGGATAATTTCGCTTTCGTCCAGCGTCATACTAACGCCTGCCTTAACGTCCGTAACCGTGTACTTGTTATTGTACGTATCGTGCGATACGGCAGTGGGGCTTACTAATTTCAGCTCGGATATATCCATAGCCACAAAATCGTACACCGGCACTATATAGGCGTTACCGTTGAGTAACAGATACTGCACCACCTGCCGCCAAAAGTCCACGGCAGACATATAACTGCACGGCTGCACGTTCAAAACGTAGTGCAGTCGGCTGGCTCTATCCTCCACAAAAATATCTCCTTTCAGCCGCATATACTGGATAGGCAGGTTTGCCACGCTATCGGCCAAAAGATTAACGCAGCGGTAAACCGTGGCTATCTGTAGCTCGGCACCGGCAGACGTTAGCAGGCTAACCGCCCCAGTCCTCGCGGGGCTGGCGGTCTCCTGCGTCGCGGTGCTATCATCTGTACCGCGCTTGAATATGCTACGTATGTTATCGAAAAATCCCATTTTCTACTGTTGCGTCTCTACTATTACTGGAAAATCGGTAAAATGGTACCCGGTGTTACCCGAAATGCGTTAAATTTGTGTTAAAATTTAATTTATCTCTCGTAGTCGATAAATAGACGCATACACATTAGCGTAGTTATAACGCCGTCTATCTTCTGCGTCTGCTTGCGCTTCACCGGCTTGCAGTTCTCCAGCCTATCGCTGTCCAGTACAGCGTTACCAAAGCAGTAGGCGTTAATCGGATTATCATTGATAAAGATATGCCCAGTTTTCGCCCCGTGCTCAAAACTTTCTACTGGCGCGGTAAACGTGCCATACGTCTGCCGTATGCCCTTTATCACGTTGCCCGCCCCGGATGCTGCCAGCATATTTATAACTTCTTGGCTTTTCCACGGGTCGTAACCTATGCCCAGTATGCGGACAAACTGGTTTAGCCATAATACATACTCCACTATCCTGCGGTAGTCTATAACGTCGCCGTCCGTCAGTATCAAAAAACCCCTTTCTGCCCACGTTCTGTATAGCTTTTCGTTAGGATGCCCCGGCAGGGCACCAGCAGGAAAGAAATACGCAGTGTGGAAATAAAAGTTTTTCTGCGCTGCATCGTACATACCCATCGTTAGCGCGCTGAAATCGTCGCTCTCTGATAGGTCTATGGCTACCATAGCGTCGGGTCTGCCCTTTATGCCATCTATGGCCATCGGCTTGCTGATATGCCGTGCCAGTGTGCTGCTAATCCAGCTGCGCTGCTCGTTCTCTGCGTAGAGGTTCAGCAGCTTTGTGCGGAAAGCTAACATAGCCTCGCTGCCGTTGCGTACTGCGTTCTTGTACTCTTGGCGGTAGAACTCCAGCGAAACGGTTATACCTAAATGCGGATGCACTTTTAGCCACGTCGTTTCTGCGTCCTCCTCATCGTCCAAATCCGGCTCAAAGATATGCGCGAAAACGCTGTCATCCTCGTACTCTCCAAGCAGCACGGATTTGTAGCCCTGCAACATTTCGTAAAACGGCCCGTCGAATACATCGGACGCGGTGGTAATAATGGCCGTCAGTGGATTATCACGCACACCCATAGACGTAGTTAGCACCGTCAGCAGCTCACTGCTGCGGGCTTGGCTAAACTCGTCCATAATAACCGTGCTGGCATTCAGTCCGTCTTTTGTTCGGGCGTTAGCGGTAAGGCACTGCGCAAACGCTGTGCGGTCTTTGCGCTTGCTCTTAACTGTCTGCTCATTGATAGCGTAGCGGCGTTCCTTGGGGTCTAACTTGCGGACGCAGTTACGTATCACGTCGAAACACTTTTTGGCTTGGTCGCTGCTGTTCGCGCCCGTGTAGCTTTCCGCGTTCGCATCGCCATACAGCAAATCGTAGATAGCCAGCGACGCGGTGCTGGTGGTCTTGGAAAACTTACGCGGCACATACAGCACCACTTCGCGCACCACTCGTTTGTCACCCACCCAAAACGCAAAGATGCTGGCAAACTGGAAATACTGCACGGGCGTTAGCTCATAACGCTGCTGCCCTGCCTTGCCGGGAAAGTATAGGCTTTCGTAGAAATCAGCGAACTGCCATACCTCGGTAGCGTTAATGCCGTATTTATCGCACATCCTAAAAAACCGCGCTACTGCCAGCTGCTCGTATAGGTTATGCCCGTCGGGGTTGCTGGCCACCTCGCGTACATACGCATCTAACCGGCTATCCACATCGGTTAGCCGGTAACGCTCTATACGCGTGCGTGCCAGCAGGTCGGTAACGTCTGCCTTTGCCTGCCTCAGCTTGTCTTTTTCTTCCTCTGTCATTGTTCGGGGTTAATGATAGTCGGCTGCTTTCTTTTCTTGGTCAGTTTCTTGGTAAGGTCTGCCAGCGGGTCGTCCTCGGTGTTGCCTGCCAGCTCGTCCACTGTCAAACCTAACGCTTTCATTTGGCGCGTTACCAGTTCCTGCGCTTCCTTGGCTATCTTGAAAACCGGGTGCGGTGCCAGCTTCTCGCCGTAGCGGGTCGTTTCCCATACGGTGGTCTCTGTCAGTCCGTCGATTTGGTTGTTAGCCATTTCCAAATTACGCATAGCTGAGGCCAGCGATAGTATTTGCATATCCAGCCCTCTGCTGTAGGTCTTGTTTGCTTTCAGCGTCTTGGTTATTTCCTTGACGTATTCGTTTACTGTCTTTGCCATATTTCGCTATAATTTCGTTACTTTTTGTCGATTTTCTCAGTATTTCGCGGGGTTTTCGGGCAAAACGCATATTTATTCAGTTCAGCGGCCAAAGTTCCGCAAATCCAAAATTTCACCGCGCATCGCAGAAAGGTGTGGGTGAGGTTTAACGGCAGTGCCCCGTCTTAAAAAAACCGCCCCCGGCTAATCCTCCTGCCCGTCTCCAAAAAATTTTTCTATCACCTGCCGGGTCTGTTCGGCGTTGCGCTTCTTCGTCGCTGCCTTGCCGCACCTGCCTAACTCGGTGTGTGTCCTTACGTGGCAGTCGTGGCACAGTGCCCGCAGGTTCGCGGGGTCGTACATACGCTGCCGTCTCTCTGCCTTGCCTACCGCTTCCTCCACTGGTCTAACGTGGTGTACCTCGGTAGCAGGTGTTATCTTTCCCTCCTGCTCGCATCGCTGGCAAAGCGGGTGCGCTGTCAGTACATCGCGCCGCAGGCGCAGCCACCTGCCAGTATGGATTAGCTGGTTATACTCTTTGTCCTTTGCCATCGCCTTTTATCTTCTTGTGTGTATAACTGCATACGTTAGTATCGTCGGGCTTGCGGTCTGCTTCGCCCAGTTCCTCAAACATAGTGTCTATATATGCCCCGTCCTCATCCGGCAGGTCGTATTTGCGCTGCTCTGCCACCTCCATACGGTCTAACAGTATATGCGCGAATGATACCAGCAGCTCGCAGATATTCTTAAACTTGTACTGCTTGGTCAGTGCCTGCAACTTGCCGTAGGTCGCAGGGTCTATGCTTATGTTCACGCGTTTTCTGTCACTCATTGTATTTGCGCATTAAATAGTTCAAACTGTCTAATAGTCCCTGCTGCACTCCCTTTTTGCCCTCCAGTGCCGCGGCTGCCCTCTCGTCCACGGTGCCGGTACAGATTAGCTGGTACACCGTAACCGGGTGCTGCTGCCCTTGGCGGTGCAGGCGTGCGTTAGCCTGCTGGTAGTGCTCCAAATTCCAACCGGTGCCAAACCATACGATATAGTGGCCGCCCTGCTGCATATTCAGCCCATACGCGGTACTGGCGGGGTGTGCCAGCAGTACGTCTATCTTCCCTGCGTTCCAGTCTCTCAAATCTGCCTCGCCCTCATAGGTTCTAACCTTGTAGCCTTTCAGCCGCTCGGTTATCCTGCCTATATCGTGCTTGTACTGGTAGAATACCAAAACGCTGCTGCCGTTGGCTGCCTCCACAATCTCGGCCAGTCTATCCAGTTTCTCGCCGTGGATGCTGTGTACCTGCCTATCATCGTCGTATATAGCACCGTTTGCAAACTGGCTTAACTTGTTCATCAGCCCAGCCGCACTGTTTGCCAGTACGTTTGCCGGTTCCTCCCCGTGCTCGGCCTTGAACTCCAAAACCTTGTCGCGCTCAAACTTGGTATATGCCGCCATAGTCTTTGCTGATAGTTCCACTTTCACCGTGTGAGTTATCATATCCGGCAGCTGTAGGTAGTCTTTGGCTTGCATACTCAAACATATATCGGCTATCTTTGCCCGTATCACTTCCTCGCATCCCTTTTTCACATCACAGCGCACTATAATGTTATTCCATTTGTGGGTCTCAAAATAGGTTTCCCGGTATTTGCTTACCGATTTGCCCAGCCGTTCGCCTTGGTCTAAACAGTACATCTGCGCCCATAGGTCTATCAGCCCGTTAGGTGCTGGCGTGCCAGTCAGTCCGATAACCCGCTTAATGCCCGGCAGGGCTATGCGCATCGCCTTGAAACGCTCGCTTTTTGAACTCTTAAAGCTGGTCATCTCATCTATTACCAGCGCATCAAACGGCAGGTGGCCGCCATACTTGCCAACCAGCCAAACAAAGTTATCACGCCCGGTAACGTAAACGTCCGCTTTCTCGTTCAGTGCCATACACCGCTGTTTCTCGGTGCCCAGCACCTTGACTACCCGCAGGGCGTGCAGGTGCTCCCATTTCTCTGCCTCCGTGCTCCACGTCGTTTCGGCTACTTTCTTCGGGGCTACCACCAAAACGCGCTCTATATCGCAGTCATCTATCAGCTGCTGTACTGCTGTCAGCGTGCTAACGGTTTTGCCCAGCCCCATATCGAGAAACAGCCCGCATTTGGGTTTGTCGATTATCCACTGCATCGCAGTACGCTGGTATTCGTATGGTCTGTATATCATAGCTGCGCGGATTTATAGGGTTTCAGAACTTCGTCTATATCGGGCTTGCTGGCGCATACGTGGACGGGATGCCCTATACTTGCCATCTGCTGAAAGCGGATGCCCTGCAAAACCTTTGGCTTTTCCCCCTTGCTTTTCAGTTCCACCCATACGGTTACGCCGCCCGGCAGTAAGCAAATGCGGTCGGGATAGCCCACCATACCAGCATTTGCGTATTTTAGGCATATACCGCCCAGCTCTTTTACGCACGCAGCCAAATAACGCTCTATGGCTTTTTCGCTTACTTCCGCGTGTTTAACTATGTTGTCTATCTTCTTGCTCATTGCCTTTAATTTTTATTCTTGGTAAACCGAAACCGAAAAAAACTATTTTTCCTATATATACCCTATACGCGTGTTATATACGTGTTTTTATAGGTATATATCTATATACTACGTTATTTTACTACTTTATATAATTTCTTGGTTTACATAGTTTACATATATATTTATATACTGATAATCAGTGATTTAGCCGTAAACTAAACGCGTAAACCGAATTTTCGGCACTCGGTTTCAGTTTACAAAACCGCTTCGCGCCACTTTCGGCACTCGGTTTACACCGTTTACAAATCGTCCTCATTTTCATCGTTCGGTTTACGTCTAAATCCTTTCTGCACTCCATACAGCTGCTGCACGTGGCGCGTGCTGCTGATACGTTCCCAGTCGGGCAAACCGTCTATTATCTTGCATATCCTACGGGCCAAATACTTGTAGTCCTTATCGGTCATATCCTTGCCCATCTGCTCGCAGATAAATTCAGCAGCGCACACCCTTTCGCGCAGTTCCGTGCCATCGGCTTGCAGCGGGTCGGGGTCTCGCAGGTAACTGCGGCGTGCCTGCACGTCCATAGTGTCCCACGTCACCGGCAGGCGCGTATCTAAATACTTGGTCAGCATCGCCACTATAGGGTCGTCGCTATCGTCGTTAAACTCCTGCTGTCTCTGCTTCGCCTGCGCCTCCAGTTCGTCGCTGAGGTAAAGCCGTTCGCCCTGCTTGTAGTAGTGGACGGCCTCAGCCCAAAGCTGGTCACGGTCTCGCGTCAGTGCTTCGTGCCAGTTGTGGTATTTACGTAGGGCCGCGTTTACCGGGATAACCCAAAAGCGGCGGTTTCCGTTGTCGCCCTTTAGAAAAAGTGCCTCGTTTGTGGTTCCACAAAAAACACACTGGCGCGGATGCTCCGAAACCCTGCGCCCGTAGGCAGCGCGGTAAATATCCACCTGCTTAGATAGGTACGCTTTTACCTGCTCCACGTCACTGCGTTTGATGCTGGAAAGTTCGCCCAGTTCGATTAGCCACGCCCTGCGCAGCTGCTCCATACCCTCTTTGCCCTCGGTAGTCGTAATGCTATCGTTAAACCAGCTGCCGCCCATAATGGCCAGCAGGGTAGATTTTCCGATACCCTCCGCGCCCGACATAATTAGGCAGTAATCGTATTTGCAGCCGGGCTGGAATACTCGCGCCACGGCAGCGGTAAAATGCTTGCGGCACATAGCGCGGTTCAGCGCGTTGTCCTCGGCTCCCATATAGTCTATAACTATCTTGTCCAGCCTTGGCACGCCATCCCATTGCAGCCCGTTGAGGTAGTCGCGGATAGGGTGGTAGCTGTGGCGCGTCAGCACCGCGGTTAGTGCGTCGCTTATCTTGTCCTTGCCCGTTATATCGTAGTTCCGTTCCAGCCATACGCGCAGGTTCGCGTCGTCGCTGTCAGTCCACTGGCCCGGCTGCGGTTTCCACGGCAAACTGCTTTTTGCCGCATCCATACCCGTAAACTGGTCGTGGACGATACGCCCAGCCAGCGCGGGGTCGTTCTCCAGTATCAGTATAATGTTAGCTATGCTGCAAAGCAGTTTGCCGCTTTTGGTGTACTCCAGTTCGGCTTTCCACTCGTCGCTGTAATCTTCGGGTACTTCCACGCCCCCGAAATCGTCCGCTACCTCTTTCTGCTTGTCTCTCGCCATCACCAGTTTCACGGCCTTGTCGGATGCTGCAAACTCCTGCATAGCCGCGTAACTCGGCCTGCGCGTTACGTCCTGCGCCCTGCTTCCCTCATCCTGCGCACCGTATAGGTGTATGCGGCAAAGGTCGAAAGCGTTACACAGCTGGCGGCTGGCGGGGTCTGTTTCGTGGTGACTATAGGCAAATTTTCCCTCGTAGCATACCAAACCGCCCGCCACGCTGCCCAGTTTGTACGTGTATCTGTCGGGCTGCGCGGTAGGCTCGTATTTGTCGCTGAGGAACTTCTCTATTACTTCCTCTATGGTGTATGCGCGGCAGAAAGCACCGATAATGCCCGGTTTCTCCAGCGGGTCGCCCGCTTTCTTCATTTCGTGGGCTATTACGTCGCCCTCCCTGCTGGATATAGGCCACGCGCTTACGTCCCTATAGTCCACGTACTGCGCCAAAACCGCGTCCACGTCGCAGGCTGGCCCGTCTTGGTACTCAAATACGTAGTCCGCATCCTTGGACGTGCTCGGCCAGTAGAATAGGCGCGGCAGCTCGTAGGTGGTATCGTCGAAAAGGTCTATACCTATTTCGGCGGCTATCTTACGGCAAAGTGGCTCGTACTCGGCTGGCGATACTTGGCGCGATAGCGGAAATACCAGCCTATAGCGCGGTGTTTTCGCGCTGTGCTTGTGTGTGCTGTACAGCATCGCCGCAAAGTCGAAAGCCAGCGTAAAATCGTCCCATACGTTCAGCGTGCCGTAGTCTATATCCAGCGTGGCTACGCTTCGGTACATTACGTTAGTGTTCTTTCTGATACCTTGCGATAGATAGCCACCGACAAAGCCGCCTACGTCCTTAACGTTGCTTTGTTCTTCGCGTGTCATACGTGCATACTCCGCTGCGGTCTCGCCCGTGCGCTTGGTCTCGCTGCATCGCTGTAACAGCTCGCTCCATTGCCAGTGCCGGTTACGCCACTTCTTAGATACGCGGCTGTGCGCGGTGGCTAAATCTATCGTAAAGTCGTTCTTAACTTGTATATCCATACAGCAGGGTACTGAAATAGTCTTTGTTACTCTCATCGCAGGAAATGGTTACTAATCGGATGCCCTTAGCCACCCTTTTAACCTCCATTTCATACGGTGTTACCTCATCATCCAAACGGTCGTATAGTTCCCGCAGTTTAGCCGCCTCTATTTCGGCCTGCACGCTATTGTTAAATGCTCCATCTTTCATATATCAGTCCTCCGGGATATAGTCTATACAAGCTGCTTGGTTATCATCTACCGGGTTATCAGTTAGCCCGCACTCGCTGCCTAAATAGGTGTGTACGCATAATGCGCAGTTACCGCAGCATCTTGTTTTATCATCGTCCATATTACAGATATTCGATATTAGATACCATTTTGGATTTTTTGCCTCCGGGCTGGAAAGCCTTTACACATCGCCCGCATACGCAGCGGTAGTTTCCGTTTTGGAAAACCACTTTGTATTTGGCCCGTGTTGGTTTTCCGTGTGCCATACTGCACCGTTCCCCCCCCCCTTATGGTAGTGGGCACTTCCTCAAATAAGGAAAGCTGTATATTTAGGATTTTCATATTTTCGGATTTAATGCGCCCGGCTTGCGCCGGGCTTAAAGATTAAAGACTAACTATTAACAGTGTAAAAATGCTGAAACGGGGCGAACTCTGCGCGTGCACGTCGCCTTAGGGCCGCTGTTCGCGTAGCCGCCGTTGAGGGCCAAATTCCACGCGTAGGTCGCGCTGGACTCGGTAGAACTCCAGTACCAGCCTGCTAACTCTTGGCCACCTACGAAACGCATAGCGGCGTTAATGGCCTTGCGGTTGAGGCAGATTAAATACAGCTCGGCCAGTGTCGGGATATACTCGCCATCTTTCAGCTGGATAGCAGGATTAAGCCCCACGGCTTGCAGGTGCTCGGTGTTCTTCTTACCTTGCCAGTCCTGCACAGCGTCCATATAGCTGTCGATATAGTGGCCTTTGCCATCGTCCTTTTTGCTGGTCAGCGTAATTTCGTCCTCGCTTACGTCGTGCAGGGATATGGTTACGCTGTGGCTACCTTGGACGATGCCGATATAGGCGGTATCGTTTACGCACTCGGTAGTTTCCCCGTCATAGCGCACTGCGTTGCCTTTGGTGTCGATTAGGTAAACGCCATCTGCCAGTCTGTCGCTGGCTGGTTCCTGCTTCTTAGCCTCATCACCACCGCGCACGAAATCCCAGCATTTCTGTGCGGTCTCTACGTTGTACCCGGTTTCTTTTAGCAGGGTCATACGCACCTGCATAGCATCGTTAATAGCTTCCATATCTGCTGCTGTTTAGTTTACTGATATTCTTCTTAACCTTGTCGTAGCACTCAGCATCTGCGTAGCTGTTGGCTACCTCGCCCTTGTCGCTCAAAATCTCATCGGTCAAATCTTTGCCGTAGTTGTGCATAAAGCAAAGAAACTTTGTGCCGTTGGATAACTCTACGATATAGGGATAATCCAGCCCTACAGCAAAATCACCCTTTTCGCATCCACTAACCCCCACTGTGTAGTTAGGGTTAAACTCTATTACATCGGCGTTAGCAGTCCACTGCTTTTCACCATAGCGGCGTATGGCCGCGTACTTGAATTTCAAAAATTTCTTGTTCATATAACTAATCTTTTAGGTAGTATGGTGTAGTGTAGCCCGCGCCTTTCAGCGGCAGGTCTTTGCACCAGCTAATCTGTTTGCTAAATATGGCTTCCACGTCTGCCAGCGTTTGCCCTGCTTCCGCTTCTACCACTATCTCATCGTGGATATGGAAAACGATATTTAACCCGCTTTCCTCAGCTCTGATAATCACGTTACCCAGCACGTCGCGGGCTATCGCCTGCACTACGTTCTCGGTCAGCTTACCGCCATACGTGCGTATCTTTTCCCATTTCTTGGTCGTTTGGTTCAGTCCCTCGTACTCGATTATTTCGTGGTCGCCTCTCCATCCGTCCCCGTACTCTATGCCGATAGTGGCGCGCGGGTAACAAATGGTTCTGCCGGACGGCAGGGTAATAAGCAGCATACCCCATCTGTAGGAAACTTCTATACCTCGGTTAATCGTCACGCTTTCGCCCGTCTTGATAGCCTTAACCGCTGCTTGTTCTATGATAGTCCAAAAGCGTACTATCTTCGGGTTAGCGTCGCGCCACTTCCGTATAATTTCCTTTTCCTCGTACTCGGTCAGTCCCATACGGCTGCCCCCCATATTCTCCAGCGCACCTACGCCGCCGCCGTAGCCCAGTGCCAGCACCGCTATTTTGCCCTTGGCGCGTAGTTCTGCGTTCTCTCCGTGCTTTTCTACCTTGCAGTGGAACATTTGCCCGGCTGTAGCGCAGTAAATATCGCCACCTTGTCGGAAAACATCCAGCACCCAGTTTTCACCGGCCAGCCACGCGATAACGCGCGCCTCGATAGCTGAGAAATCGCAGACGTGGAAAACGCAGCCGGGCTTTGCGATAAATGCGGTACGTATCAGTTCTGAAAGTACGTGCGTAGGGTTTTCGTAGTTCAGCTCGAAATCCTCCAAATCGCCCGCCTTGACTAACTGCCGCGCGTAGTCCAAATCGCGCAGGTGGTTTTGCGGCAGGTTCTGCACCTGCACCAGCCTGCCAGCCCATCGCCCGGTACGTGCCGCGCCACAGAACTGCAAAAGCCCGTGTATTCGGCCATCATCGCAGACGCATTGCAGCATAGCCGCGTATTTCTTGTTTGAGGTCTTGCCCATTTCGCGGCGTATGGCTAAAACGCGCTGCGCTTTCGGCCAGTACCTAAACTGTTTGTCCATATCGTCCAAATCCTTTTTGTTGAGGCTGGCGATACTGAAACCAGTAGTTTTGTGCAGGTACTCTTTTATCTGCGCCGGGCTGTTGGGGTTTTCCATCCCGGTTAGCTGCTGCGCCTCGGCAAACAGCTGCGCTTTATACTCATCGTCGAAACGGGCGGCGTTCTCGGCCAGCTGGCGGTCTAACATAACGCCACGGTCGTTAATCCGCTGGTCTATGGTGTACAGCACTTCGTCAAATGCGGCAGGCTCCAGCCTGCGCACCTTGGCTAATATCTGCTGCTCTACCTCCACGTCCCGGATATTGTACGCCTTGAATGTTTCCCACTTGTCGGGTGCATCTGCTGGCAGGTGTCGTTTGCCTCGGTTCGGTACGCTGAAATATCGTATCAGTGCCGCGCCCTCTTTCATCTTACCGTCCGAAAGCCTCAGCACCTCACCGCACTGCCCCAGCGATAGCGGTAAACCCATACGGGCGGCTCGTACCATCGTGCATTTCCACTGGCTTGCGTCCATCAGCGGCCACCCGTAATACTTGGATATGCAAACGCGCTCAAATGCTGCGTTAAACGCGGTCTTGATAACGGCAGGGTCTCGCAGGGCTTCGTATATCTCCGCTGGCAGCTGCTCACCGCTGGCAAAGTCGCAGCACACTACCGGGCCACCATCCACACTATACGCAAACAGCAGTATAGTAAAGTCCGGGGCTTCCACGTAGCGATATACGCCGCAGCTTGGCAGGTCGTGGCTGCTGTAGGTTTCAATATCTATCCCTATCTCTTGCATCGTTAATCCTCCCTCAGTTCGTTGTAACGCATCTTTAGGTTAGTCACGATTTGCAGGCGTTCCACGTCAGCAGGGCCGGTAATGCGCCCGCAGACAAACTGCACTGCACCCGAAAGCAGCATAACGTCTAAACTGCGGTCTGCGTTGAAATCCTTGCCGCTCTCCACTTCCGCGGTATGCAGCCACGTAGCCGCTGTTATCAGCACGTCGGCCAGTTCATCGCTGGCGGTATTGTGTATCTTAGCCTCGTACAGCGCGACAAAATCCGCGTCCGATAACTTGTTAGCCTCAGCATCCAAAACGCGAATATCGCCCACTTCTGCGCCTTTGTCGCACGCTTCCCAGTATTCGCGCTGCTCTACACCTAACGCGTGGATGCAGCCTAAACTACTGGTGTCCTTTCCTCGCTTTGTCGCTGAGGCGTGGCAGCGTTCTGCTATCGTTGAAATCAGATTGTACATAATTGGAATTTTTAGAAAGCCCAGCGCAGGCGCGTACCCGCGCCGGGCAAATGGTTAGTACTTGTTTACAAATCGTCGTCGTCCTCGCAGTCAATATCGCCAAAATCGCTTTCAGCGGATGCCCTGCCGCCCAGTCTCTCGCCGTCCTTGAACTTCATAATGTTGTTAAGGCCGCAGGCTACGCCACGGTTTCCGCTTACGTCGTAGCCAAAGAAAGTTACCGATACGTAGGCATATACGCCGCTGTATATCTCATCCTCATCTACGATAGGCGTTTTGTGCTTGTCACAGATACCGGGGCGCGTGGTGCTCTTGGCGTTGAGGAAATAGCAGCCTGCGTAAACCTCATCGTCCTCTTTGTCGGTGTCGCCGTCACGCAGTGGCATATCCAGCTTCTTAGGCTCTTTGCCTCCCCACTTGGAAACGGTAGCGGCTTTCTTTGCCGCCTCGATAGCCTTTTTAATAGCATCTACGGTTTCCTTTTCGTCTTTGGGGATTAGTACGTTTGTCATATACTTGCCGTTGCTGGTGTCACCATCGGGCGCGTACTTGTTGAAAACGTGGGTGTAACTCAGTCGGCACGGGCCGAAAACTACCTTTGTGTCCTTTACTTGCGGTGTAATCATAACTTAAAAATTTTAAGGGGTTATTCTTCTTCTGTTGTCTCGTTGGTAACTTCTGCGTCGGCGGCTGCTACCTCTGTTACCTTTTCGGTAATCTCCAGCATCATATTAGCCGCCTCCATAATGCCGCGGATAGGCTCGCCATCCTTTCGGTGCGCTATACGCGCCATATCCATAGCCAGCGCGCGGCCTTTTCCCTGCATTTGGCAGATTATTGTTTGTAACTCGGTGCCTTTTACGTCACCGATAATAATTACGTTACCTCCTTTGGCTGCTACTGCCTCGCAAAGCTCTGCCATTTTCTTTTGTACGTTTTCCATTTCGTTAAAACTTTTATCGTCTCCCGGAATACGCCGGGCCGTGTTATTTACTGTTGTTGTTACTTCTAAATCCGTGTATCGCTATACCCAGCAGGATAGCCAAATACAAAGCCCAAAACGGGTGATACATCACGAAATCAAATAAAGCCTGCATAACTCACGGGGTTAAATAGATACTGCCATACATCTTTTCGTACTCGCTGCGTATCTCCAGCAGGCTTGCTCGGTTCTGTAGCGGTACGCACTGCATTGTTTCTCTGTCTCGCCACTCCAGCAGAAAGCGGAAATAATCGGGTTTCTTAATTCTGCCTTTTTCTTTTCCCGCGTCCATCAGTGACTGGCGAAAGCGATACGCCGTACATTGCTTTCCGGGTTTCGGCTTGGCTCTCACTAACCCGCACCTGCTGCCCGTCACCTCCAAAACTCGGTTTTCGCAGCTTGCGCAGCATATCAGAAAGCGGATGCCGTTGTTATTCGTTACAAACTCCATTATTCTATATTCTTGAAATCGTCTAACATAGGGTTAATTGCCGTGCGCTTGTCGCTTTCGGGTGCCAGCGTAGGTTTGCCCTGCGGCTTCTCGATAAACTCCCCACAGATAGTGGCAAACTGCTTTTTGCCTGCCAGCTTCTCCAGCTCGGTAATGGTTTTCAGCTCCTGCGGCTTGTATATCTCGGCGGTCTTGTAGCCGGCTTTGTTCAGTGCTGCGGCTGCTCCGTCTTGGTCGGTAATCTTCCGCACGCTTCTGCCCTCTACCAGCTTCCAGCCCGGCAGCTCTACACCTGCTAACGCCTGCTGTAACGCGTAGTCCTCGATACCTGCCAGCCACGTTTTCACGGTTGCCAGCCTCGGCAGTACATCTTTGGCCAGTTCCTCAGCGGTCAGTATCTTGCCCGCGTAGTCCTCGGCCATCTGCGTACACTGATTAGCCAAAGCACGGCAGCTGCTCTTTACCTTGCAGAACTGGCACCACTCGCCCGGATGCTGCGGGCCTTTGCCGTCGTATGCTGCTTTGGCTGCTGGTCTCAGCGTCTCGTCAGTCCACTGCATCAGCTCGCTAACAGATAACTCGTACTCGCTGAGGTTGTCGATACGCGGCTGTACGATAGTCATACGCACGCGCTCTATACGGTAGTCGAAACTAAACCTATCGTATGCGCCCAGCGCGTAAATCATCATCTGCGGGTTATGCTCTGCCGATACTCGCACGCCCTTGCCGTACTTGAAATCTATAACCTCCATACAGCCGTCCGCGATAATTATAGCGTCCGCGGTTCCGAAAGCCTCCGGCACGTACTCGCTGAAATCCAAACGGGTTTCTATCAGCAGCTGTGCGTCCTTGGTCTTGGCCAGTGCCTCGTTAAGTTTCTCCAGTACGATAACCTTGTACGTGTCGGTGTATTCGTCCATTTCCCCGGTGTGGTACTGCTCGTTAAGCGCGGCTATTTCTTCCTGCTCTCCATCGGTAGGCAGTCCGATATACTCCTTTAGCTTCTTGGCGCAGTACGCGTGCGCTAACGTGCCCTCGGCTGCATAGCTGCTGCCGCTGTCCTCTACGTTCGCCTCCAGCCTTGGGGCGGCTGCGCAGTTAATCCAGCGGTGCGCAGCGGACGGGCTTAATAATGCGTGTGCTCCCATACTCGTTAAAATGGACAATCCTCTACTAACTCGTCGTTCTCTACTTTCACGTGCTCGCAGCACTGGATAAACTGATAGCGGCTTTGGCTGTCGGGTAATGCGCTTGGCTTCTCAGCACCGCAAAATGCTGCGGTATTCTTAAACCACCCGGTCAGTACCTTGTGCCACTTCTTGTAACCCTCGCTGTCGGGCTGCTCCTTGTAGTTCTCGCCCTCGATACGCTGGCGCACCTTGTGCATAGCTGCGCGTACATCTACCTCGGTGCACTCCTTGTTTTGCGCTGGCTGCTCTGCTGGTGCCGCTGGTTCAGCTGGTGCGGGTTCTGCTGCCGGTTGCTCTGTCTGAGGTGCGGCGGCTTCTGCCTGCGGGTTCTCTACTTCGGGCTTCGGCTGTGGTTCTTTTTCCACTTGCTTTGCCTGCTTTCTCGGTTTCGGGGCTGGCCCTGCTTCGGGTGCCGCCTCGCGGTTCTCGGTAAACTTGGAAATCAAACCCAGCAGGGCGTTTTCCATACCGATAGTTACCTTTACGTTAATTTCGATTGGTTGCATAAACACTATTATTTAATAGTTGGAAACAAAGTTTGTCAGCTCGTCGATAGTTCCGCGTTTCTCCCATCTGAGGTATAGGCGGTGGAAAATGTAGCCAGCGGCTACGGCTATCAGCTTGGACGATACCAGCGTATAAAGCCAGCTCGTAAACGGCAGCTCATCTGCTGGCACTGCCATAATACCCAACATCGCTATAGTGCCCAGTATCAGCAGCACCCAGTAGCGGTAATTACAGATAATCTTTTTCATACTCTATTGGATTTGGTTAGCAAAATCGTTTTCCAGTGTGTACAGTATATCGCCCCACTGTTTAATCGTTACGTCAGTCCAGCGGCCTATAACGCGCCCGTCCACGGATGCCACCGCTACGCTGTTGTTCTTGTCGCAGTCCAGCTTTACGCGCCCGCCCTTGAAACGCTGGTGCATATTGTTGTCTGCCGTGTGCTCGGTCTCGCAGTTAGGCACGTAGCCCTGCGGTGCCTGCTTCAAAGGATAATTTTCTGTCATATCTCTAAATTTGAATAATTAAAAATCACATATATGTAGCTTCCCAGCATCTGAGTATCTGCCGCCCAGTAGTAAACTTGGTGCGTCCGGCTTTCCTCACGCTAAAGCGTATGCAGCCGTCCAGCTCCCAGCGTCTAATCGTGTGGCGTTCCACTCCCAGCAGTTCTGCCGCCTCCCGCTGGCTGTATCTCCTATCCGGGTCGCAGGTCGGCTTAACTTGCACCATAGCGGGTAACAGTAAGTTTCAGCCCATCGCTTTTGCAGGAAAAGCGGCAGTTTTCTATCCTGCCCAGCGCGTAGGCGGTGTTTTTTTGGCTGTCCATATCGTAGCCATCTTTGCAGGTAACGGTAATTTCTTCGCCGTCCCGCATCGCCCGCAGACGTTCGCGGGTAACTTTTTCGGCAGCATTTGCCGACATTTCGGTAGCTTTTACTTCCATTTTTGCCATTTTTCGTTAAAAACTTCGTTCGTTTGTTGGTTGGCTCGGAAAAACTGCCTACCTTTGCCAGTGGATTTTATGCGTTTCCGGCCTTTTAGGTCGGCAGCCTTTTCCTTGCCTTTTTCGTTCGTTGGTTCGTTCGTTGGTGCAAAGGTAGAGGTTTTTCGGTAATCTCCAAAACTTTTTGCAAAAAAATTACCCGAAAAGCGGTATTTTTTCGATTTTGCCACCGAAAAACCGCTAAATCGGGTCTAAAACGTACAAAAACCGTATGGTAGATTTTGAAAACTCAGCATCTGAGGTAAGAAACCGCATTAACGCGGTGCTGTCAGAAAACGGCCTTACCCAAAATTCGGTAGCCGCTGGCGATACAGCCGCCCAAAAACGTCTGAATAGTCAGTTAAGCCACGGCAGTAACCTAACCCTCGATACCATCCTGCGGGTGCTTGATGCCTGCCCGGACGTATCGGCAGACTGGCTGCTGCGTGGCAGCGGCGAAAAACTAAAAACGTCTGCGTCCATCACGGGCGCAAAATCGGTAACGGGCAAAAACGCCACGGTCATAGGCCAGCAAAACGTGCTGTCCGAAAACTTCGTGCGTGATTTGCTCGCTGAGAAAGATAAACAGATACAAACCTTATTACAGATAATGGCAAAATGAAAAAAGCAGTTATAATGCTGGCCGCCCTGCTCAGTCTGTCGGCCTGCTCTAAAGATAGCGATACGCCCGACGCAGCCGATAACGCGCTGCGTGCTGGCCAGTACGTCTATGCAGACAAAACAATAACTGCCGCCGTGGATTGGGACGGCAGCAGTACGACTGGAATAACGATATACGAAAATGGCCGCTATGCCTACCAGTGCAAAGCTGGCTACGTTAGGCATAATTCGGGTGCGGTGTTTGAAATCCTATGCGGTAACGATATGGTGCTTATCTGTTCGGTATCTAATAATGTATCGTTCAGCGCGCACGTGGATAATAATGTTACGCGCGTACAGCTGCCTAAAACTATGCCGTTCCGCTTGGATGCCTCGGTACTGGATGCTAACGGCGACGGGGTGCTGGATAGTTGGCAGTAACTATGCAAATTTTCAGCAAATAGTATTCTATTAGTTATAAACCGCTGATTTTGAGGCTATATAAAAATACCCATTTATATAGTTAG